AATTACATCATTCCGCCCATCAAGCAGTATATATAATAGAAGAAAACAGATACAAAAAAGGCTATTGTATCAATATCCTCAAGCAATTTCATTACTTAAAAACATACAATTCCAAACTCTTCCGGACACTTTTCGGACACTCAGTAATTAATTTAATTCACTCTCCAAATGTGACATCTATTTCAAAAGAACACAAGTAATTGAAATAGATAATCCTTACTATATAAGTCCTCTTTAGAAAATCATCATAATCAAAATTGCGTATAGCGTATAGGTATGTCAAAAATATAAGTAGAACTTATATTTTCAAATCATAAACTACCAGTATATCCGCAAACCCCCATTCGCGGTGAATTTACAATTATGAAAATATCATCTTCGTTTTCTTTATAATATTTTGCGCATCCTTCACAAAATGGTTCAAAAGTTTCACATTCATAATCATGAAATATATAACATGCTGTATGTCCACATTGGGCACATTCATACTGTTGTATATTTCTTGCTAACAAAGTAATTTTATTTATAGTTTCTATACCCTTATATTTTTCAACAACTGTAAGCTTTAAAGAAGTCGTACTACCAAAATCATAATCATGTCTAAAAACCGTAGTTTCACTGATAATATCTTTAAGCTTATAATCTAACATTTTTTCAGATGACTCGCTAAACATATCACTCATTTCACTATCGACATATTTATCATAAACAACATCATCTATAATAAATGAACTCAAATGGCCACAACATTCTAACCAGATATCTCTTAAAAAAGAATCTAAATCTTCTAACGTAGCTGTGTCTTTTATTTGAAGATATAACCAATAGTCTTTACGATAAAAGTCTTCTACCCTTATCAAAAAATAACTATTTTTTCCGCTACCCTGAGCATTACACTTACGCAAATGATTTTTCATTGCAACTTTTCCAAATTCATTTTTACATATATAACATATTCCCCTAGTCATTTTTTTCATAATTATATCTCCTCATATAATAAATTTCTTCAACCATTAAATACCTCCACAAGACTGCCATGGAGTAAAAAAATACTTTTTTACTCATCACATATAATAGAATGAAATTACTATAGGAATCTTAAATATAGCATATTTTAGAGCCTTATAGGAATGTCGAAAATATAAATAGGACTTATATATCATTAACGGTTATTTCCTTTTAGATATTTTATGATTTTACTTTTAAAATCATGTAAACAATAAAAGGCTTGTCTATTTATTTCCTCTAGATCATCTTTTGTTAAATATTCATTTTCGTGTACTTGTTCAAACGTCTCCAGATTAAACAAAGTATTCTCCCTAAAATCATCTAAAGCTTTATTTAATTCTTTTTCTAATCTTTCAGTTGCCACCTTCCATTCTTCTCCCTTTTCTAAAGTTAAAATTAAATATGTTTTTTTACTAGATGGTATTATTAAATACATTATAGATATCCAAATCAAACCATTTACAATTTAAATAAACCTTCCCTTAACTTCTTTACAAAAAAATTTAAGAGGTGAATACATTGAATGAACCATCAACTAGGGATAAAACAAAAAGTAATTTATTATTTTTTGGGCCCTCAGCATTAGCTATGCTGCTTCTTTCACTAAGTTCCTATGTGAATAATGAAAAAAACCTTATGATACTATCTTTAGTACTTTGTATTATAAATATAATTTTAACGTGGCGTTGTTATAAGAAAACAAAAAAACATGACTGATTTGAAGTCATGTTTTTTGTTTGTAAAATTGATTAACTTCTCGAACTTCCACCAATTGGTAAAATCCAATTTACAATCATACCACCAACTCTCCACATATTTACCCCCCCTTTCTTTTCTAAATATTTTTCATTTTAATATCCCGGAAAATTAAAATTACTTAGAGTTAAATGTTAACAAAAAATTAGTACCATCTAACTATTAGTTTTTCCCTTTTTTAAATGTATCACGGCGTTGTTTATCCCCCTATTTAACTACATAAGCATAGATAACTAAGTCTTGTTTATTACCTTCAAAGTCATCAATTCGAGTTATCCCATAATCAGTACCCCTAAAGCGTACCTTCATAGTTACATCAATATCATTACGCCATTTAATTTTGAAAATAGCTTCTACTTTGTATTTAATTGCAGCCGCTCCAAAAAATTCATCTGCTGAAGCCTGTCGATAATATGCCCAAATGTTTTCACCGCTGGATAACGGTTCCCATTCCGGAATTCGCTGTCCCATATCATCTTCTGTCCATGTTGCTGTTATGATTGTTATTTTCTTATCCTTTTTTTGAGTTGTGACCATGATTTCTCCTTTCCTATAATGCTCTTAAAAATTCATCATGATGCTCAAATAAACCAACATAGGCATCTAACATGCTTGCCGTTCCATCTATTCGCATCTTAGCAGCTTGATTTTTCACCGGTACAATATTACCATTACGATCAGTTTCAACACCTGTATTCGTTAAACACCATTTGAGAATAGGTGAGTTATTATAATTAATCTTTTTCGCTTGCAAATCTGCTCCCATCTGCTGCATAGGAAGACTTAAAGTTTTAGCTCCCTGAATACATCTAACCATCTTAAAGCCATGTTGCTCCATTTCCTCAACCCAATACTTAGCTGAATAGCTGTCATAATAAACCCACAAAGGTGTTATGCCGTAATTATTGAGCATTTCCACAAACCATGCTGTTATATCTCCATAATTTATGCTATTTCCGTTGCAAAGACGTAATAGCCCTTGCTCTAGCCATTTATCATAAGGAATCTTATCCATTTGAACTCGTTTTTCAAAACTATCACGCGGCAGCCAATACATTTGATGAATGAAGCGTTTTTTCGTGTCTTTATCCACAAATAAAAGAGTTGCACAAGATAAATCTGTAGTAACACTTAAATCCGCACCACCGATAGCATAGCAATTTCTAAACTGCTCTATATTGAATGTTTCCTCATTGTTTATATCATCAAATGTAAGCCATGCACTTTTTACAGTATCCCTAATATTAAAATCCTTTGTAAGCAAGCCGCTTACATCGCTAGGATTATTCTTTGCCTTCTCTACTTTGCTTTCCAGATCATCTAATTTCTTAATCATCCCTAATGCAGGGTTCGCCTTTTGCCATGCTGCAGGCTCTGTCCATTCTTTCTTATCATCAAGTTCATATAAGATAGGTAGGAATCTGTCGTCCTCAAACTTTCCATCCACAATATTGCAAGCGTATTGATACATATCATCAAATATATTTTCTCTAACCGTACCAGCCGTTGTAATCATGATTAAAATAGGCTGCTGTCGTGCTGATTGGCTTTGTTTCATAACCTCATACAAGTTACGGTCTAAAATTGAATGTAATTCATCAATAATAACCATGCTACTGTTAAGCCCATCCAATGTATTACTATTCTTTGCTAACGGCATGAGTTTGGACATAGTAAGAGGGAAATATAGGTCACTCTTACGCTTTTTAATATGCTTGGATAGATCGGGGCTTTGTTGAATCATATTGTGAGTTTCATCAAACAATATACGGGCTTGGTCACGCTTGGAAGCGATACTATAAACTTCCGCCCCACCTTCTCCATCTGCAATAAGCATATAAGCCGCCAACCCTGCTAACATAGTTGTTTTCCCGTTTTTTCTTGCTACATAGAATAAACTTTCACGGTAACGCCTCAATCCCGTTTCCTTGTCTATAAATCCAAATAAAGCGGCAATATATGCTTTTTGAAAGAGTTCTAACTTAATAGGCTTGCCTGCCCATTCTCCTTTACTGTGCTTACAAAAACGCTCTATAAATTCAATAGGTTTATTTGCTTTTCTTTCATCAAATATATATTTATCTGAGTTGTTTATCTCGTCTACTAGCCTTTTATATTGCCTATAAACACGCTTAGAAACAATTACTTTCCCTGCTTCAATAGCGTTCCAATAATCTAATACATAATTCACAGTTATCACCCCTTTATAAAGTCAATTAAAGGGTCACTCTGTTGCCCTGTTTCCGCTGGTGGTAGTAAGTCTACTAATTGTTTATATAAAAGACTGTACCGTTGTACAGTTGTGTTATAGGCCTTTAATGCAGGGTGTTCTCTCAAAAATTCTTGCCTACCTTGTTTGAACATTGCTGTTGGCCCTTCTTCACCCACTTGATTTTTCAGAGTATCTAACGTATTTTGCATAAAAACAAGCTCATTATATATGCTATGGGCTATCGGCAAACGATCATTTGGAATCTGCTTTAATATCGTTTTAAGTTTTTTCATATCACTAGAAATTGCTACAATCTTCTTGGAAGTTCTCATATAATCACCTTCATTGTTCTTTTTTTATTGGTTTCCTCCCACCCTAAATATGAAAAACCATGGAGAGGAACAAAAAGCCTCCTCCTCGGTCCTCAGGTCCTCACTGTACCTAAACTTCACGGGGGGTGTTTATTTCTGTATTAAATTCCCTTTACTATCGAATACCAATCCATCTGCACATATCTCACCGCTATGATGTTCTTGGTTGTGGCATGTTTGGCATAAAGCCTCTAAATTGGCCCAATTTAACGTTATGTTTGGATCATGTATGTTCTGTGGTGTAATGTATTCTTTATGATGGCATATAACCGCTATACCGCCACACCGTTCACATAAATAGTTTTTACTTTGCATGAAACCATCCTTACATTTACGCCATGTTGCACTGTTATAAAAAGATTTTGCATAATCCTTAGCCATTTTTCATATTCCTACCTAATACAGTCAATGATGCTAATAACTGGTCAATTGTTCTCTTTAATCGTTCGCTATCTTGATTTTGTGGATCATACCACAACTGTAAGAGAAACTTAGTTACTGTTTGTGCTAATGGATGTACTGGTGTATCCTCCCATGTCCTGCCTGTTGTTACCTCAAAATATGAAGGAATAGACTCTAGTAAAGGAATAATAATAGGGTCGTTGTCTGGGCCGTCTACTCTTAAGCAATCCCTCGCTTCTTGTATATCTATTAACAATGCAATCGCTCCTTTTTAAATAAGGGATACCAGCGTTACAACTGATACCCCTTCATGTTTTGTTATATTATGCTGTTGCTTCAGACAATTTAATGAATGCTTCACCTACTAATGGTTTAGTATCTGCAATCGCCATAGCTCGGTAATCAATTAACCCGCTCGTAAAACTACTTTCTCTTGATACTTCAATAATGATTCCCTGCGGCATGTTATACCCCATATAATTCAAGTTACCTAAAATAATAGTGCCATCTGCTAGGTTGTCATCAATAACTACCTCTTTCCCTAAAATGTAGCCAATGCTTTCGTTTTTAGGGTCTGCAATAAAGATTGGTCTGCCTGTGCTATCCACCAAGCTATAAACATGGTTGTAAAGCGTTGCGTTGCTCATAGCAAATTTTGCACCTGCTGCATATCCACGCTTTAGCATAGCTAACATTTTTGTGAAGTCTGTATATTTTGGTGTACTTGCTTTGGCAAATGTAAAGCTGTTAGCTGCATTCCATGTAATTCCTTTAAGTAGTCCAGTTCCCTGGCCTGATCCTGTACCATTTACTAATGCATCTGCAATAGCTTCCATTACACAATTAGTAAGTTCTTCAATCATGTAAGCTTCAAATGCTTGTACTGTCATTTTTTTAGCTGCTGCACTGATTGAGAATACTTTAATGATTTCATATCCTGCAAAACTAACGGCTGCTGTTGAAATCTTTTCCCTTTCTACTGGAGCACCTTCCACATGCCATTGGGCCTTATTTGTTGGCGTTCCAATCGGTACACTGATGTTTGTTGGAATATTAAAGTTACGACAATGTGCAATAAGTCCACCCATTGTACGTGCTTTCTTGATAACCTCGTTTAGTGTAGTAGTAGGTAATACCGCTGCGCTATTCGTTGTAGTATTAAAAGCATCTGCTCGATGTTCCGCTTCTTGAATCTCCATAGCTCGGTTAAAAGTTCTTGTTTCAATATCTGTAAGCTTTTGCCCTAGCATTGTTTTATAGAATGCGTTTCGGTACTCTGTGCTTTCAAAAATGTTTTCTGTTGGTACTTGCTGCCCCTGGTTAAAGTTCATTCCAGTAATCGGATTGAATTGGCTACGTTGTGCCGTTCCTTCGCTTGCTGGTGGTGTTTGAGTTTGGCTTTGTTGTGTTTGTTTTTCTTTACTGTTATTCATCGCTTGTTGCAACCCTTCAATTTCAATATTAATAGATGTAATATCTGCGTTTGGATCTGTATCAACTGTTCCCTTAATTTGTGCTGCTCTTGTTTCCATTTCCGCTAAAGAATGATTACGATAATAGTTAAATGCCTCTGCTACTGTAGTGAATTTCATTATTTGTTATCTCCTTTACCAATATATTTAAATTCGACTGCCATTGAAGTACCAATAACCTTTTCTTAAGCCATATTCAAACTGATCTACTCTGAAGCCTTTTTCTTTTCCTAAAGCCTCTATTTCTTTTAAAAATTCGATATATTGATTTTCCATAATTACATTTCTCCTTTAAATAAAATTTTGTTCAGATTAATTAAAGCCTGTTGTCTTTCTGGTGATCTAAACTTTGCCCATGAACTTTCAATTGCTGCCCTTGCCTCTACACTCGTTTGAGGGTATGCAGGAAATGGGCAAATACTAAACTCATAGACTTTTTCAATTTTTGTTATTGTTCTAGTGTTTGTCTTTGCATCAAATTGGCTGCCGCCTTCTGGTACTTTGAAAGCAAATGACATTCCCGATAGGTCTTGACGTCTTACTGCCGTATAAACGCTTTTTCCTTCCTCGGTTTCTGGTAATTCTGCCCTCATTGTTAATCCTGCCGAATCTAACGCAAAGGACATTGTTTTAGGTGTTCTTGCTAAAGGAATTTTGCTCATATCGTGGTTATACAGTAAGCGAATATCCGATAAATCGGCTTTTTCTAATGCGCCCCTTTTGATAATCTCGATATATTCCCCAAATGGTGCTTTTATGGTGGTAGGCTGATCGTACACAATCGGTCTACCATCTAGAATAAGGCTGCTGTCACCTGCCGGTTCGGCCGCTCTTAGTTCTGCTACTCTTAACTCTTTCATTGGTTATTACCCCCTTGTTCTTTAAGTTGATATTGATCGGCTTTTTCTGCATTAACTACGTTTAATGTTTGTAGTCGCTTGTCACCGTCCTCAACTGGTGGTAGGTTTAAAATTTCTAATGCTTGATTTATTGTGAATAAGCCTAACGGCATTAATTCTTTGATAATGTTTGTTTTGGTTGTATTACTAGCAAACTGCAATCTATTTGCCTCGAATATAATAGAGTTTCCAAAAGACTGCTCACGTTCTGTGAATAGCTTGTCCGTCAATTCTAAAGAAAATTGAATCGCTAACGGTTCTAACACACTTTCATAAAAAGCCGCCCAGTCTTCCTCTGAATAAGTGCTATTCACAATCGTTTCGCTAATACCCAAATACTCATAGATTTTCTTTTTCACCGCTTCAAGCTGCTTATCATCAATAGTCATCGGCTTTGTTTCTAGTGGAATATAGTCATATTTATTGTCTATTGCTGCGATTCCACCGTTATTGCCAATGGATAAGTAATCATCGGTGAAAGCTTCCTTTTCCTCTTTTAGCTTCTCTGGTGATAAAACTTGATTGTATTTCAAGATACCTCTAATAGTTGCATTCGACTTTATAGCATTTCCCAATCCTTCATTTTGCGTATGCGCTAAATCTAAAGTTGGTAAAATTGCTGTATTGGTATCACCTAATAGATCATTAGAATTAAAGAAACGTCTTACTATGAGTACCTCTGAAAAATGCAATGTGACTTGTTGACCATTCGCAAATAAGAAACGACAATACATTTCACCTGTTAGATCAGTGAGGTATTCCACACTTTGAGGTGACAATGGATATATAGCAACTAAATTACCCTTGTCGTCCTTTTCTAAGTAAGCAAAAGCATTGTTGTAAAGGTAATAATGCGTCACCAACTTATAAATAAGGTCGTAAGCCGTCATATAAGGGTTTGGTCTTACTTGTAAAATCCGATTTAAATTATAGTCACCCTTTTTACGACGGTCTGATGATGTCATTACATGAGTTCCCTTTAGTTTTGCGGCATTTCTTGCAATGCTATCGACTGCTGCCCTATAAATATCACTTTCATAAGCGTTACCGCTAAAAGGTGTAAATATTGCTGATCCACCACTCATAACATCCGCTCTTTCTGTCTTCTGCAGTTCTTTTTTGCGGCTAAAGATTTTATTGAAAAAGCTAACCATTTACTCACCCCTCTCATCTAGCCATATTCTCTTTCTACCTATTTCTATTTCATATTCTTGAATAAGTTTCATAAGGTCTAAACGATCTACCGTTACATTGTCATCATTGCAATGGATTTCTATTTTCTCTTTCAATCGTTCTAATATTTCATTCATGTTATCTCCCCCTTTTATTGTTTTTTGACTGCCTGGTAACTGAAAGTAATTGAAATGGTAATCGAAATCAACATTACGATTACCACCCTCGTCCTTACTCCCACAATGTATACAGCGATTTGATAATTGGTAATTGAAAATTTCACTTCTTTTATATTTTTATACCTTCACTTTTTTATTGGATATTAAAAATTATTACTAAAAGTTAAGAAATTACGATTACCCAATTACCAAGCACCCATAAACCCTTGGGGCTGTAGGTTTTATGGCGGTAATTGAAAAGTAAAATTCCAATTACCTTTCAATTACCCAATTACCACTAAACAACTGTTAATCTTGTATTTTCATATGCACTTTGATTTTTCTTTTGATCGGGAAACCCAAAACCTAAATTCACCTTATCCAAGTCGCCTACATAATTTATAAGACTGTCATAACGAAACTTCCCTTGTGCACTCGTATTCCATTCTTTACCCAAATACGCTTTAAATTGCTTGTGGAAAAGCCTATCTGATAAAGGTTTATAACCGTTGTCCATACAAAACTTCTTATAGAATCCATAAACTATATACTTCGGTACTTTAGGTATTTCCCACTTATCAAATACAGACACTTTAAAATCAAGTACTGGGTCATTGTCCTGTTTAAATACTTCCAGTTCACGCTTAGAAACTTCCGGAATATCGAACCTTTCAAAATCTAAGTGAATTGCTTTATGAAGAACATATTGCAGCACTTTTTCATTTCGGATGTATTCATCTTTAATCTTGAAGTTCTCCACACTTCCATTGAAATCAGCCTTAAAAGGTACGATTACAATTCGTCTTATAGTTCCGTTTGTTTTGTTCTTAAATTTCGGCATTCCATTTGTTGATTGAATCACGCTACATCTAAATGCGGTACTGTATAACGGCTTATTTTTAAACTCAACTTGTACCCGATCACCAGTAACAACACTATTAAAATTAGAGGAATCATCAATGTACACATTAACTGGCACATCATCACCAATAACGGCCGTTTTCCCTTCCAGTGCGCTTAATCTGAACCGCTCGTCAAATTCATTCACTTTCAAAGTAGCGATATTTTGAATACCAATTAAATTGATAATCAGCTCTTGGAAAGTACCCTTACCGTTGTTTCCGTCACCCACTAAGAAAATGGCTTTCTTTCGTGTGTAGTTACCATTAAGCGAATCATTTATGACTTGCCATAAAAGCTTCTCAATTTCTAAATCCCCGCATGCTATTGAATTTATCCAGCTATGTACGTCCCAACCATCTATAACAGGGTTAATAGGATAATCAACATAAGATGTGGTAATCTTGGTAGTAAACACGTAATTCGGGTTAAACTGCTCTAGCTTCTTAGTTTTCAAGTTGAACACACCATTTTTAACTGGAATTAAATATCTTGATTCCGTTTTTTCCTTCATATCGGCTTTGTTCGTTAAATGGTAAATGACGTCCTCAGCTTTTGAATTGTTCAACTTAGGTTCTAACCATGAGATCACTCTTTTTATGAGCGTGACGTTTCGTGTATATGTTCCTTCTATTGGCTGGTACATTGCTAATCTAGTATTTTCCTCATAATCAAAAAGTATGAAGCTTATATATTCTGGCAATATTTCTGCACACCTTATAGGGCTAATGGTAGTAGGTTTTCTTCCTTTGCCTCCGTTCGCTTCCCCTTCTGCTTCTATTTCGGCTAATTCCCTAAAATATCTATCTCTTAATTCTTTTTTTAGGTCAATGGTAGGTGAATCTTTAATATATAAATGAAAACTATCATTAGGTATCGGCTGCTGATATGTTGCCTTTAGTCCATCTAAAGCATATTGAATAGTTCCCTCCTTATAATCCTGTCTTTCCCATTTATCATCACGGTATAAGCCGCTTCCAGTAAAGATTCGGTCAATCTGTTCTAGGTCTTGTGTGTAAAATGCAATCAAATTGCATAACGCTTGATCCGCTTCACTTTGACTGCCGTAATTACTCCAATTACCCGAATAAAGATCCTTGAATTTTTGACCGTTTTTTGCCTTGAATCCGATGTTCAAAACATCTTCGTCTGATAATTCAGCTGATAAATCCAACTTAGACGGCTTTATCTCCTGCGGTTTTTTACTTACAGGAAAATAACTATCATAGATGTAACTCAAAATATCTTGCCGTTCCTGTATTTCTGTTGGTGTACCATCTACATGGTTCCCAGTCATCACAATGAAACGTTCGCTATCATATATTTCAATACCCTTAGTTGAATTCTTTGATCGCTTACCTGGCTTCTTAGCTTTTATGAATATGTGAAGACCTGTTCCACTTTGGCTATATTCAGTGTAGCTATCCATCGCATTCACAATGGATTGTGCTTCTTGTTGAATTTCCCCATCTTTTATACAGTGGTCAATATCTATAACGGTGTACGGGTCATTATCGGTCAATACATACCCAATACCGCTATATCTATGTGAATGATTCAAAGCAGTAACATAGTCTGTCCAAGTTTGTGGTAAAGTTGAGTCAGCATTTTTCCCATTAATCTGACAAGGTACTTTGTTTTTATGCAATACCCACTGGCTACGTGTGGTAAGTTCGACCGGAAACGATTGGTACTCTTTTGTTGAAATGGCTTGCAAGTCCTCACCACCTTTGTTGTATTTTTTGCAAAAAACTGATATACTGCAAGAAATGATATTTTAAAAATAATTTTTCAAAGGTATATGAATTCGCCGTTCATATATCTTTTTTTATTTTCTTTTTTCACTTTGTTTCACAACCTTATCGAATAGCTCTTCTTTCAGTTCTGATGCTTTTTCGAAATCTTTATTTAATCCACTCGATGTATAATTGATTAATTGCCAATATACTCGTAACTTCCTGTGGAATTCATGGAAGTAGAAATTCTCATTACCTTCACTTACAACCCTATCCATATCTCCCATCAACCTCGCCATAAGGATTTCCACATCTTCTAAAGTAGAAACTTTAGCGCCGATTGAACCAATTTCTTCATCTAACTCGTAGACAATTTCTCTTAAATTACTTCCTTTATAAGAATTACCTTTGAAAGAATCCTTAGAATATAATTTTGCATTTCCTAAACTTGTAACTATTGGTTGTTCATTAACTGTTAACTGATCCATGTTTTTTCTCTCCTTCATTATGTAATCTAAACAATGATGCTATTTCTTACTTCTTACTTTTATAAAACTTTATGTCATTATTAGTAGCATTCATACTAGAAGTCATATCATCCAAAAATGCATCTACTTCACTTTTCTTAAAAAGATATTTGCTACCAACTTTGTAGTATCGTAATCCATTTTTGACTAACCGCTCTTCAATGGTCGGTTTGCTAATGTTTAGATAATCAGACAACTCTTTATAAGTTAAAAAGTATTTTTCCTTGGCTAACTCCTCAACTTTTTCATTAATTGCTTTTTCCAGCATTGAATTAACTGTCTTTTCATCAATCTGAACATTTAACAATTTACTCACCTTCTTTTATTTTTTTGTCACCCTCTCCTCAATTACAAAAATATCATCAAAACTTAATAGCAAAGTATCGCAAATTTTTTTTGCAGTATCAGGTCTTGGTGATTGTTTTCCATTTGAGATTTGAATGAATGTTGCTTCTGACACACCGCTTTCACGTGCAAAAGCACGTTTAGAAAACCCTTTTCTTGCAATAATTCCATTAAATTCACTACGAGATTTTAATACAATCAACTTCTTCACCACCTTTATAAACAATATAACCAACAAAACAACTAGTATGCTGGTTATTTCGATTTACATATTCATCATAATGCTACAATAATTGGTTGTCAAGTTATTTTGATTAGCATATTGGTTATTTTGATTAGTTATGATATCATTGGGGTAAACTAATTCAAAAAAGGAGTTTATTTTTATGGGACTAATTCATTGTAATTTAAGGGTTTTAATGGCTGAACGAGGGCTGAACATTCAAAAAGTTAAAGATAAAACTACTTTATCTAGGACAACCATTTCTAACTTGTACAATAATTATGGATCGGGAATTCAATTTGATACCATGAGACAATTATGTGAATTACTAAAGTGCAAACCTGGCGACCTAATTTCTTACATTGATATAAAGCCAGAATTCGAAGTTATTACCAAAGAACCAAGAATATCAATGGATGAATCTACTCATGTTTCCAATGAAGAAGGACAGGAATATCAGTATATTTCAAAAATTGAAACACAATTAAAATTACATTGCAAACTTAGGTATGAATGGGAATATCATGAATTTGATTTTCATGTAGAAGTAAAGTACTGGATAAACGAAAAAAAACTTATCAATGATGTACACATTGGAATCTCTCCCATTTTTGAATTTAGTTTAGATCAACCTCAATTACCTCCGTATGCGGAAGCTTATATCTATGACAAATTAGATGATTATATAATCGAATGGGGCATTGAATTCTTTAATGATGAAATTGAAGGAACTGGCAACTTATTTATTGATCACTATGATTTACTAACATAAAAAAGAGGGGAATCCAATGGCATACATCTATAAAAAGGGAAAAAAGTGGGCTTTTCGTGCATATATGGGTACAGACCCTCTAACCGGGAAGGAAATAAAAAAGAGTAAATCTGGTTTTTTAACTCAAAAAGATGCAAAACTTGCAGCCGCTTTATTCGAAAGACAATTTCATAATGGGGAATATATCGAACCATTAAAAATAACCTTTGAAACAATGTGTAAGGATTGGTTAAAGCATTATGAATCTCAAGGGGCAAAAGTAAGTAGCATAAGAGCAAGAAAAATTGCTTTAAATCGTGTTATTGATGATTTTGGACAAATACCTATTCAAAAAATCACTAAAAAGGCATACCAAGACACAATAGATAAGTTAGCAAATACTTTCAGTTCCAACTATATTTCAAGTATTCATTCATCTACTAACATGGTTTTTGTGTATGCTCAAGAAAATAAATTGATTAAAGAGATACCAACTAAAGGAATTAAACTACCTAAGAAAAAGAAAACTGTCTCTGATCTTGAACAAGGTAATGAAATTCATGAAAAGTTTCTTGAAAAAGAAGAATTAGAGGAATTTCTAACGATTACTAAAAATGATGGATTAGAAGGTGACCTATTAGCCTTCACTATGCTAGCGTATACTGGCTTACGAATAGGTGAAATGATTGCTTTAAAATGGTCTGATATTGATTTTGACGAACATACACTAAGGGTTATAAAAACTTACTATAATCCAACAAACAACAAATTAAAATATACATTACTGACACCAAAAACAGAGGGTTCCATTCGTACAATAACAATAGACCCTCTTTTGGTTGATTTACTTAATCTACACAAACAACAACAAGAAAAAATAATAACAGATAACAAACCTTTTTATAAAGACGATGATTTTATTTTCTCAACAAATGAAGGTTATCCTAAGACAATTAAGCACTTATCAATTAGAATGCAGCGATTACTTAAGAAAACATCTATACAAAAACAAGTAACACCTCATTCATTTAGACATACTCATACGTCTTTGTTAATTGAGGCAAATGTACACATAAAAGAGATACAAGAACGACTCGGACACTCCGATATAAATACAACAATGGACATATATGCACACATGACAAAGAACATAAAAAAAGAGGCTTCCAATAAGTTTAGTAACTTAATGAAAGACCTCTCTAAAAATCTTATTGACTAATATCGGTCACTTTTTCGGACACTATATTAGGTGTAAAGGCTTATAAATGTTGATATAACAAGGTTTTTACACCTAAATTACATCATTCCGCCCAT